CACCAGCACCAGCACCAGCACCTGCAGTCAAACCTACAGAGGCATCGTAGGCAGCTAACGCTTCGGGGCTAAGTGCGTTAGCGCCGGCTGCGGTGGCCGCAGCAGGCGCAAGCGCGTTTGCGCCAACGCCCAACGCGTTGTAGGCTTGCCCAAGCGATGCGTCAATGCCAGCGTTACCTAAACTGCCGATCGGCGCTAGCGGCGCAGTTGCAACCGGAAACGCCGTGGCGGCGGGCGCAGCGGCGGGCGCAGCGGCGGGCAAACCACCTAATCCCGCGTCCAACGCAGCTAGCTCTGCAGCGCCTAGCGTCGCCCCAGCAGCAGGTGCTGCGGCGCTAGCTGCGGCTGGCACGGCTAAACTTTCCGCGCCTAGCGTTGCTGCGATCATGTCGGTAGCAACGGCCTCGGGCACCACGGCGTTGGTGGCAGCGTCAAAGAACAGGCCCTCTCCTCCGTAGTACAAACCGGCCAATGCTGCTGCCGCTTTGACTGCGTCAGGATGAACGTTGAGCGCGTTAGCAACTGGGTTGATGACTGTATCGGTCAGCCCACCTATGACGCCGCCGACGCCGCCTAATAAGCTGGAGAAAAAGCCAGTACCGCCAGCAGGCGTCACATACTTTTGAAGTAGCGCTGAGCGTTCGTTAGGCCCAAGAGCAAGCCCCGGTTCCAAACGCCTTAATTGATCTACTGACACACCCGCAGCACTTGCGACCTCTTCTGGCGTAAGCTGTTTCGTGCCCAATGCGCCACCAATAATTTGGCGGTACTCTGGAGGCACGTCATACGGGGATTCCCCCGAGACATGAAAGCCAGGGTCATAATAGATCAACTGATTTTTTAATCTAGTTCTGACTTGCTCTGCGGTTCGCTCGGCCATGCCGCTCTCCTAGCTTATCTCGCGTCCGCTTACGCGGAAGTTCATAGACGCTGCAAGGCTGCCAAGCGTCGAAATAGAATCGCCGGTGTTCAAGATGTGCCCTGCAATCTCAGGAAATGTGTAGGTTTCAGACGGCTGCAAGGTCTTGGCCTTGACGATCAGGTTGCTGTCGCCCGCAAGTTGCCCTGCAGGCACCAGGTTGACGCTGATTGTACGCGCAGCCGAGCTATAGTTGGTAGCGGTCATCTTGTCAATGATGACTGCTGTGACCGTCGCCACGTACTGAGTCGTCTGAACCTGCTCGACCGACTTGGCTTCAACCAGCGTTCTGGCGTTAATTGGCATCGCTACCCTCTGCCGGGAGCGGTTGATTGCCTTCGGCCAGCCACGCCAAGTACATCTGATAGTCGCCGTTGCCGGGGTCTACCGGAATCCATGCGCCGTCAGTTAGCCGGTAAATTACTTCTGGACGTTCGGTCAATTGGTACATGGCTACAGCTCCGCGTTAGCGAGCCAATGGATAGAGTACAAACCTCCTGCCGTAACCGCCGTACTTCCGGTAGCAATAAAACCAGAATCGCCAATGTTGGCGGTGGCTGCAGTGGGCGTTACGCCAGCAACGGTTTCCCAATTAGCAGACGCCGCATTAGGTGAATACAGCGTCATTGTGGGCGCGCGGCGTTTGGTGACCGCAAACCGAACAGACGTTGAAAACGTTTGGTTCAGCACTTGCCCGGTGGCCGCAGGCGCGCCTAGCGTGGATGCTACGTTTTGCGCAGGCGCAGTTGCGTAGGGGAACGATTTTTCGTAGTACCGCTGGCACAACGCCAACTCCATGTGGAATGGCCGATGCTCAAACGGCGTGGCTACGGTGCCAACTTCAACTTGAACGCCAGTCAGCGCAAAAATGTTGCCAATCGTGTCCACTGCGTTGACCTGATCGATGGTTGCAAGGCCCCAATCCGACGTCCAGACGCCCGGCGACCCAGTATGGAAATTAGAACCCGTACCAAGCGACCAAGCCAGCGTTAGCCCAGACCCGCTTGTCCAATCCCAATACGTGCCAGTGGTTGGCAAACCGTCGATGACGGTGATGGTTTTGTATTCCCATGTGTTAGGTGCGAGGACCGCGTAAGTAGCTACGTAACTTTCATCAGTGCTGGGCCAGTTGCCGTTATACAAAGACAGACAATACGTGCCAATGACTGAAGACCGCACCCAAAACGAAACCGTAAACGTTTTTCCAACTAGGGTACGCGCGGCGTAACCTTCAATGATGTGCGCCATCGAGAAGCCGTTGTTGTTTGCAATCACAGCGTCTGCCGTCGTAACGGTCAGACGTTGGCTGTAATACAAGTTTGGCTCTGACGCCGGGGCATCAGTAGATTGAGTTACTGAAAACACTGCTGGGGTCGCCGCCCAGTAGGTCCAGCGGTCTAGCATCTTGGTCGAGTTAAAAAACGTCGCTGTGCCAGTGCTAGTTGTCAGCGCGCTTGGGCCACGCTGGTTAACAACCATCGACCCGTTGATAACTTTGTTACGCAACCCTGCTAGTTGCCCACCGTTGTATGACGCTGCAACAACCGTTCCACCAGTCACGTTGCCCGTCAAATTGCCGGTGACATCGCCGTTAACGTTGCCTGTAATGTTGCCGGTAATAGGCCCATTAAGCGTTACGCCGGTAATTGTGCCGCCGGTAATGGCGACGCTGCTGGCGTTTTGAAACGCCATTTCCCCCAGCGCATTGAACGGATCGGTCGTGTACTGCGTGACCCCAGACGAGTTTTGAAGAACAAACCGGTAAGAAAACCCCGCTAGCAAAAACACACTCGCTTCGCCGCGAGCGTCCAACACGATTGGATTGGTGTTGGCGGTAGTCTGCGCTTGCGAGGTGTAAGTTGCTAACGGTATTGTGGTGCCGCTGGAATATGTGTACAGCAATCCATACGACAACGGATTGCCATTAGCGTCCAAAAACTGCAGCTTTGGGGTCGGGGAAATCGTAGCCATGTTCGACCTCAGATATTGTTCGTGACGGTCAAAATGACCGAAGGGATGCCCGGAACCGGTGGGGAAGCCGCCGCCGCAAGTATTTGACAGCTTGTGTCGTCAGTGGACCACATTATCTCAAAGTAGTCGCCAGCGTTAAATTCGTGAAGGTAACCCCACGCAGCCACAATTTCAGCGTTGTTACCTTGGATGCGAATTTGGGATGCCGAGTTGGGCACGTCTACGCCGTTAACACGCAACCAGATAAAGATAAACGCGGTGCCGCCAGAAGTTTTGTCTAGCTGCGCTGAGAATTCAATGTTGAAAATACCTGGCCGGTCAACGTAGATGCGCGACGTCGGCGTGCCGATAGTCACGCCGCGCTGAAAGCCAACGCTGTTGAACGTCATGCCGTACGCGGTGTTGATGACCGCTGCAGTCTGCGTTGTGGTGTCGTAGAAGTAGCCAAACCGCGTGGTGATGAGCTGCGGCGTATCAATCGCCGGGATGGTCTGTACGTCTTCCAACGAGAACTGATTCTGACCCAAGCCCAACAACGTAAACGCGTTGTTGAAGAAACGATACCACTCGCGCTGCATGACATTGTCCGGTCCTTCGATAACCGGAACACGCTGCGCGGGGATACGCGTGATGTTAGGCATTGGTGCCGCTCGCTATCAGCTCAGCGCCCATGATTGCTACATTTCCATAGCCAGCGCCACTTACTTCGTATACGCGGTCCCGCAGTTTCTGCGTCATGCCGAGGCGTCGCCAAATGACGCGTTTGCCGGTTTGGCCTTGGTAGCCCATTGATACAGTGTGCAAATTTGACCACGTGTGGCCGCCGTCGTCCGACCAACGTAAGCTAGCGTTCATAGCGGCAATTGCAAAGTTGGGTCCTGCTGACCTAAGGCTAAATTGTGGGTCTGTAAATATTACAGGCACACCGTTGCTGCGCAACACCGCTGGGTTCGTCACGTTGTATATTGTTCCGTCGGACGTGCGCACCTCCCACGGTGGACCTTGCACGCCGGGAACCGGCTGTATGGGCAACGGTGCCGTTGACGTGCCAGCTTCACAATCCAATTGCAAGCTGTGTTGCGCCGTGCGCTTTAAGTTGTTCTCGTTGGTTGGCAACGCGCGCCACGACCGCAGCCAAGTTTGTTGGTTGTACC